ATATAATTCCATGGTGATAACTTCTTGGTCAAATCTTCACCAAGAATTTTACGGAAACGATTGATAATATAAGGTTCATCAAAGAACTTGGTGTTCCAACCAGTTAGAATGTCTGGTGTCTTTTCTGTCCATAAAGATAAGAACTGTTTACATAAAGAATATTCATCTTTACATTTTACATATATTTCAGAACCTTGCTTCTCATAGTCACCACAACCAAATACATAGATTGGTCCATTTAGATATTTGATGGCAATGGCAGTAATTGGTTCATTCGCTTGGTAAGGGTCAGGGAATCCATTCTCGGAACCAACCTCGATATCGACTACACCGATTAGGACTTTATCAAAATCATAATCAACCATACCTTTGTGTTGGTCGGCAATAAAAGCATATTCAAAACGAGTTTGACCATAGATTTTAGGTCCACCAGACACATCTTCAAACTGTTTGATGTATTCTTTGGCGGACCGCATATCTGTAAAGATTTTCTGGTCTAGATAATTACCTTCAAGCGAGGTAAAGTTGGTGACTCTTTTTGATGGTATAAAAAGTGAAGGAGAGTATTCAACTCTCTGTTTCACTCTCTTACCATTTAGAATGCCTCGGTAAAGTATGTTATTACCAAAAGACTGAACATTTGTATAAAAATTACTCAATTTAACCTGTAATGATTTTTGGGGTTGGAGGAACAATCAAACCAGCACCAAAGAGTTGTTCATAGTGTTTGGTGAACTCTTCCGCTGGTGTATAGGAGTATACTACATTCCGCTTAGAAATTACAAGCGTGGCACCAGAAACTTGTTCGGCATGAATAGGAAATGGTGAGAAACCAACGTTTGGTTGACCATCTTTACCACGAATTACTGTGATACCTACTGTATTTAGGAGTACAAATTCAGTTTCCGATTCAGATTCGATTTCGGCAACTACATCTTCTCCAGTAATTAATTTAAGACCTTTGATATTCATATTCTCTCCTTGGATAAATAACTTAGTATTGATACTTATACTAATGATTAATTGATTATATAACATTAACCAATTAAAGTCAATAGTAAAATGGATTTTTTTAAGATAGTTGCCGAATTAGGATTCCCTATGGCTGCCGCTTTTGCAGCTGGGTATTTCGTATTCCTAACTCTTAAATTCATTCTGGCTGGTGTTACTGGCCAAGTCAAAAGTCTGAGCGGTATTATTACCGCCTTGGACAATCGTGTTAAAACAATGAACCATGATGTTATCAGAATCGATACCCTAATGTCGAGCGCTATGGGTGTTAAACCTGATGTTGACCGTATTGCACGAGCAGACGGTAAAAATGACGCAAGGAGAGATTGATGCCAGCATACTTAGCCTTAGACGATTTGGAAGATTTGGTAATTCATTATCACGATATAGCCAGATTAATCGAAAAACAACTTGGTGGTGACGTGGGTTTGGAAGTTAGATTATTGGCTGATAAAATTAGTAAATTGGTTAAAGAACAAAAATATGGAAAAACACAATGACTGAATGGCCTTTTAATCGTTCTAATTACATAATCAATAAGTCCAAATGGATTGAACATTATATGCAGTTATGTAATGAAGAAATTAAACGTGAAAAAAAATCTTTGTTTAAAAGATTATTTAAAAAATGGACTTAGTTGAATTAGTAAACAAATATGGATTTCCTATTGTTGCCGCTGGTGGCATGGGTTATTTCATTTATTATGTGTGGACTTGGGTAACAAAGGAAATTAAACCAGTTTTAGGTGAAGCAAGTACAGTATTAATTGCTTTGATTGACCGTGTTAGGATGTTAGATAATGATTTGATTAGATTGAATCAAAAAATTAACATTGTATTAATGATGCGAGAAATTAAAGAAGATGAAAAGACTAAAAAGACTAATACTGATACTGATAACACTTACCGTTAATTCAGCATATTCTGCACCACTTAACGATTTTACATTCAAATCTCCAGCATTCAATGGTAATGGTTATGGCACTTATGTTCTAACCATTCAGAATGAGGAGTATACACGAGCTCAAGCAATTCAGCAAGCCCTATTGGCGGCACAACAACAGGCAAAGACTGATGCAGCCAACACACCACTTAATCAATTTCTGGTTAATTTAGAATCTCGTATTTACGCACAAATTTCACAAAATCTTGCTACAGCAATGTTTGGTTCAGGTTCTTCCACACAAGGTACAATGAACTTCCAAGGCAACACAATCAGTTATGTTAATCAAGGAAGTAACATTCAATTAACTGTTACCGATAATCTTGGTAACCAAACAGTCATTAATGTACCAATTGGGCAATTTAATATTACAGGACAACCATGAAAAAAGTATTGTTAATTGTTTTGGTTGCAATGTTGTCTGGTTGTGCTATGTTACAAAAAAGTGGACAATTAACGGGAATTGAACATGAACCAAAAGTAGCGGAAAACAAACTTCAAAAAGAGTTTGATAGAGTTCCACCACCTAAAGGTGCTCATATTACTGTTGCCGTGTATTCATTTCAAGATAAAACCGGCCAACGTAAAGCAGTATCAACATATGCTAGTTTTAGTACCGCAGTTACGCAAGGTGCTGAACCATTTTTAATTAAAGCATTACAAGATGTTGGTAGTGGTACATGGTTTGATGTTGTTGAACGTGTTAATGTGGAAAATTTAATTAAAGAAAGAACCATCATTAAGCAAATGCGTGATGCTTATGAAGGTCCTAAAGCACAACAATTAGCACCATTACAGTTCGCTGGTATCATCATGGAAGGTGGTATCATTGGTTATGATTCTAGTACTGAATCTGGTGGACTTGCATATCGTTGGTTAGGCATTGGACCACAGACACAATATAGTAAAGATATAGTTACAATCAGTTTACGAGCAGTTAGTGTGAGCTCAGGTAAGGTATTGGCAACGGTAACTGTTACAAAAACAGTTTACTCAACTGCCGATAGTTTTGCTATGTTAAAGTTCTTTAATGACGGAACTCAGGCCTTTGAGGCTGAATCAGGTTTAACAATCAATGAACCTGGAACATTAGCGGTGAAAGCAACCGTGGAAGCCGCAGTAGTTGAATTAATTAAAGAGGGACAAAGACGAGGTATTTGGGAATTTAGATATCCAATGCCTGAGGACAAACCTTGGTGGAAATTTGGAAATGTTCAAACAACACAAAAGGAAGAAAAAAATGAAAAGTAAATTAACAAGCTTTGTTATGGGTTTGTTGGTTGCGTTCAACGTAGTAGCTGCAGACAATAGTATCTATATTGACCAATCCGGAAATAGTTCTACGGTTAGCATTACACAAGATGGTGCAGGTAATATAGTTCAAGGTATTCAAGGCACCGGAACAAGTAGCACAACACCAGCAACAATCTATGGTGATAGTAATCAAGTTACTATCAACCAAGTGGGCACAGGAGATACTGTTAGTTTTGGTATCAAAACATCTGTGGCTAATGGTGTGAGTGGTGGAAACAATTTTAGTTATTCGATTAATGGTAACAACTCTAACGCTGTTATCGATTCAAATAACGATGGTCAAGGAGTATCAGCAAGTAATACTGTTACAGTCAATCAAACCGGCAACAATTCCAATGCTAATATTAATGTGTTGGGTTCACAAAATACTGTTACCGCTACAACAACAGGTGGTGCTAGCAATAGTGTGGTTTCAACCATAGATGGAAATAGCAACTCACAAACTATTAATGTGTCTGGTGGTGGTTCTAACTCTATTACTGTTGAACAAGGTATTGGGGGTTCAGCTCTAACCGGTAATGCAACAACGCAAAATAATAGTAATGGTTCTGTAAATTTAACTGTTGTTGGTGCAAGTAATACTGTGGCAATTGGTCAAACCAGTTCAGGTTCTTATCAAAATACCACAGTTGTTTCTTTAACGGGTTCTAGTGATAATGTAAACATATTACAAAATGCAGCTGCAGGTAACACTACTGTAAACTTGCAATCTGTTGGTAGTAGTAATACATTTACCATACACAGCAACGCACACTAATGAAACATGTTTTATTATGTGTTCTATTGATATCGTTTAATTGTTATGCTGGAATTGGGACAGTCACCGAACAGGTGAATGCTCCCGGTTCTATTGTTCGTTCAAACAAATCAATGCCAGCTGCCAAAGGTACTGGTGTTGAAATGAACGATACCGTCAATACAACTAAAGGTAAGGTCGGCATTACATTTGCCGATGATACTAAAGTTGAGGTTAACGAAAACTCAAAATTGGTTATTGACGATTTCGTTTATGATGCTAAATCTTCTAAGAATAGTAAATTGGCCATGAAGTTTGCTTCAGGTACAGTTCGTTATGCCTCTGGTGCAATCGCACATAACAATCCCAATGCAGTAGCACTCAATACACCATCAGCAACTATTGCTGTTCGTGGTACCGATTTTACAGCAACCGTGGATGAAGGAGGTGCTTCTACTGTTATTCTATTGCCTTCTTGTCCAAAAGCATGGGTTGATATTGAACGAGATTGTAAGACAGGAGTGATTGATGTTATTAATGATGCTGGTATGGTAACACTCAACAAACCATTTCAAGGCACCAAAGTTGAAAGTCGTAATGTGGCACCAATGAAACCTGTTGTTCTTTCTTTGACTGCTGATACAATTAATAATCTTTTGATTGTTGCTCCACCAAAAGAATTAAATAAAGATAAACTTGAAAATAAAAGTACTATAGTTATTAATTCTGCCAACATGTTAGCAGTTAATTTTTTAAAACAAGATTTTTTAAAGAATGAATTGGCAGACCAAACTCCTTATGGTGATAATCCATTAACCAAACCATTACTTGAACAATACTTCTTGGCCAACATTTTTGATATTTTAGCGCAGCAGTTACAAGAGGAACAAATGGGTTTATTGGCCAATTTATTAGCTCCACAGAATACGTTGTTACCGGATTATAAAAAAGAAACTGGTGTAGTAACTTCTATTGGCGTATCTACTGTTGGTTTATGTCGTAATGACGGAAGTAATATGCAATGTGTTACTGTACCAAAGTCAGAAAATGCCACTATATATCAACAACAAGGTTCGGTTGATATTCGTAACAGAGTAAATAGTGGCGGTAACACAATTATAACACTAAAACAAAACTAATGAAATTTTTAATTATCCTTTTTTTAATAGCAGGCCTTGGACAATGTTCATACATCAAAGCCGCAGATAATACTATTGCAATAGACCAAGTTGGTAGTAATAATCAATACACAATTTCACAAGATTATACAGGAAATTCTGTTGATATTTCGATTGGAAAATCATCAGCAAGCGATAATAATGTTATCGGAATTACACAAGGTGGATTTGGTCAACAAACATCAAGTATTAAAATACCTGGTGGCATTAATAATACCGTTTCAATTACTCAAAACGGAGTAGGTAACATGGTTGCAACAGTAGATAATATGAATGGTTCTGCAAACAACATTACTATTAATCAGAGTGGTGCGAGTAACAATACAATGAACATTATTGGTGGTACAG